TCTGGGATCTTCAACAACTGCTTCCACTGAATCATCATTAATCAAACGAAACTCTTGTCCATTGACTTTGAATCTCGTGCCTGAGTAAGAACGGAAGATTACCCAGTCGCCTTCTTCGCAGTAAGGACCGGATGAGAATTTGTCAGTATCACCATAAGCATCTTTGCCCATGCTAACCACAAATCCAAAGATTGACGCTGTAGATTCTTTTGCGCGATATTCTTCCGCGATAATAATGCCACCTGCGGTGGTTTCTTCTATTTCGGGGCAGGCCACTAACACTTTGTAGCCTGATGGGACAGGGAGCTTATCTCCCAGTTCGTCTGTTAATTCAAAACTTTTTACTTGCATTGTCATTCCTGCTTACGATTGAGGTTCGTAGTACCTTGCGCTTTTGCGTTTGCCAATACTATATCATGGTTTTTTTAATCTGCTACAGACATCCGCTGTTTGATATCTAGTATTTCTCTTTCTGCGACCGCTAAACCAGCGATCACTCCAGAGCAATACTTGTATTCCTCAAACCCTTGACATCCACCTGTTGCCATATGATCTGCCATAGCATCCATTTGTTCTCTTATCTTTTGATTAATCAAGTCTAACTCGTCCATAGGTCTCCAGAAGTTCAGTTGAACTTTTATTCAGTTTCTTTTTTAATTGATTCCGCAATCTGTATCCCCAGTTTGGCGCCCTCAAGTTGATCTTTTCGCTCCAGCTTGTCTTTTTCAGACGCAATCTTGACCCCAAGTCTGGCGCCTTCCTGACGTTCTTGCGAAGCAATACGACCTCTTTCGGTTTCAACGGTAGCCTGTTTCGACGCCGTATCCATCTGAAGTTTTGCAATATCCATCTCCTTGCTGTGTGCAAACTTGGCCTCTTCCAGCGCAAGCTCTCTTTGCTGTATCTGAGTCAAAGGATCTTTAGCATCTTGTTGCGCCTTCTTCTGCGCCATCTCTGCCTGACCCTGTTGCAACAGTTTTTGCGCGGCCTTAGCAACGGTGCTGGATAAATTAAACTCCACATCCTCTGGCAACGGCTTGTCTGGATCTGGTAGTGGTGCGCCAAGCTGAACCTCAATACCTTTGCGATACGCAAAGGCAACGTGTTCGGTGATGTGTTCGATCATCGCTTTCTGTATCACAGAGGCAAAAGGACTCTGTCCAACAAGCTCTTTGATTTTTGGATCTTGCAACATCGACATATGTACCGCGATGTGTGCCTCATGATCTTGATAAGCGAAGGCTTTGACCCCCTCTTGCTGAAGGATCTTCATATTTTCTGTCACAGGATCTGTTGGGTCGATATCACCCTCCAGCTTAACGATCTTGTCTGCTTCTTTGATTCCCAACACTTCCAACATCTGACGATGTAACCGCCCTAAGTCATATATCTGTGGAGCCTGTTGTGCTAGTTGTAGTGCGGCCTGATACTGAATCACTCTTTGTGACATCGTGGATGCATTGGGGTCGGAAACAGGAATAACATCTACTCTGCCGTCGAAATCCTTGACCCGATTATGGCTACCCTCCATCTCGTAATCATAAGTTTCTGGCATAAAGTCATGAACAACCTTCGCCAGAATGCGAAGTTCTTTACGAAGAGCCGCGTGTAATCTGGCTTGTACTCCAGACATGACCTTCATACTGCGCTCTAATAACGCAAGCGTCGTTCCGACTGGGGCGTTAGCGTTCGCGGATGAAATATCTAAATCGGCCACCGAACCAATGCGCCTGCCCTCTTCAACAATATTGCCAAGTAGCTGGTAAAGAACACTGGAAGGTTCTTTGTACGGGAGTGGATAGATGTTATCCCGTATAGCTCCTCCCGGAATATCGACATCACGGAACTCTCCGGGCATCAGCGGTGAATCGTCTCCCTTGATTCTTAATCCTCTTGCTTTCAATCCAGCAGGCAAGTTAGCCAAGGTTCCTGCATCGACTAACTGACGGAGAATAGAAGTAGCAGACTTAGTCAGTCCGCCGATTAAATGAATCAATCCGATTCCATAAAACCCTAGTCCCGGAAGATAAGGGTAATGCACAAAGTGCAAACGCTTACGCTTCTTCTCATCATCTTCGTAGTAGTTGCGTTTGATCGACAAAACACTTCGCGACGACTTATCGATTGTAATCACATGAGGACGGGCGATGCCGTCAGGATCATCAAACGGAGCAGGTAGATCAATATCAACATGCATCTCTAATATGGTGAATCGATCATCGCTATCCATAGCAAAGGCCGACTCGCCGTCGATCTCGTCATACTTTTCATCAATATCTGAATGTTCGGGTGATGGGTCAGGTAAATCAATGTCACGATAGAAGCCAGACACCATGAGCTTCAAAACCTCGTTTGGTGTTTTCTTCATCACATGGGTGTATCGCTCGCAAGTTGGCAGATCAGAAGCCCCGTAAGAAATTACAAAGTCTTCTGCTGGCACAAACATAGAGACGGGCCGCTCCATCATCGGGTCGTAGTACACCTTTTTAAAAGCAGAACCAGCTAGTGGTAGCTTGAACAGCAGTTGCTCAAACTCATCACGATACTCTGTCATCACTTCCGTCGTCAGATAGTTCATCTCTTCTTCGACACGATGAGCCTGCTTCGACTTTTCTTCACTGTGTTTCCCAATGACCTGTGTTCTTACCGGACCGGAAGCGGGGAATATTTCTGTGATTGCCTGTGCTTGAAAACGGACGACTGATTCTGTCAATACAGGATGGAACACACCGCAGGCTCCGGGCCACGGCTGATCTCGCTCTTCGATTTTCAGACCCAGAAGATCGAGACCTTTGACATATGACGATGCCCAGTCTTTACGAGATGTTCGGTCGCTGTTGAATGCCTCGATTAAATCAGAAGCCATCGACTCCAGCTCACCCTCTGGCAAATACTCTGCTAGGTTTGAAGAGTGATCTGGGCCGATCAACTCCTCTTGCATCTCTGAATCGAGAACAATCGCCACAGAGCCATCATCATCAGTGACGGTGACTGCATCAGGATCAATAACCTCAACCTCTAAATCTGGCTCATCATCTGTGGTGATGGTCACGACGTTGCTTGGAGTCATTGGTTTTTCTATTGCCATGATTTAATCCTAAGAGATTTTTGCTTCACGATCTTAATTAATAATACTCTACTCTTCTATACTTGGGTTGTTCCTCTTCCCAGTCATCCATCTCTGACCTAATCCATCCGCCCTGTCGGAATCGGAGTAGTGCCTGACTCATCGAGTCCACTAAGTCATCATGATCACCGGAAGGGAAAGAGGCGCATTCTTCGATTATTTCTTCTGCCCATCGTGTTGGCGGCGCCCAGACCACACCGGAAGCAAACAGATCAGAGACAGCGTTGACTCTCGCAATCTTGTCCTGACCTCTGGATGGGGTGAACTCTGTGACAGGGATACCCATCGCCCGAAGTTCGAATATTAATGGCGCACCAGATGCTTTCTTTTCCACAATCATTTGATCGGGTTCCCAAGACCAGTAATGCTCATGCGCTTTTCTTTTGAGTTCAGGGAACTCCAGCTTCTCTTTGAAGCTGTCCAATAAAATTAAATTAGGAACATTCTTACCTTCGTCGTTCGGATGATAGAAAACACCCCATGTGGTACAGGCACTGTAGTCAGATCGCTGGGTTTTCAGGAACGCGGTGTCCCAAGATTGGATAATGGCTTCGCATGGTGGCGGAGAATCCATCTCCCAACTACGCCACCATTCTCTTTTGATCAGCGCACCCTCTTCAGCGGTGGGGTTTTGCTGGTATTGGGCAGACCATTTGGATGCGGGTAGCTCTGCCTTCAAGGCCTCTAGTTGGGTCAGAGGCCAAAATTCAGGCCAAATGGGATTACCACTTGGCATAATCGCTGGAAGCTCGATTAACTCCCACTCATCAGATCCTTCACGCTCGACAGACTTTTTAATAATCTGTCCTGTCAAATCACGGGTAGACCATCGGGTCATTACAATAATAATTGCGCCACCCGGTTGCAAACGCTGGCGTGGACCAGAGGTATACCACTCGTAGACCTTATCAAACACTTCTGGATTGTACGCACCGACTGCGGCGTCCTGTTCAGAGTGCGGATCATCGATGATTAACACATCAGCACCCTTACCAGTCACTGCACCACCCACCCCGATAGCAAAATAGTCCCCTCCCTTGGAGGTATTCCAGCGACCAGCCGCCTTTGAGTCCGTGGATAGGTCAATATCAGGGAAGATATCCTTGAAATCGTTGTTTTCGAACAGGTTTCTTACCTTTCGGCCAAAGCCAACCGCTAATTCTGCGGTGTGTGCGGTCTGAATGACCTTTTTCTGTGGATATCTACCCAAAAACCATGCAGGAAACAGGTAAGAAGCGAACTCTGACTTGGTATGC